CTACTAATCTATTATCTGCTGCGGTTGCTGCGTTGAAAAAAGCAGTACGACCTGTTCCATCTTGATGTACTTTTAATGCGGTAGTGCCTGATGAAGAAGCGTGGTCATTACGAATTTCTACTAGATTACGAGAACCTGTACTAGATGAATTTGAATAGAAATATCCAGCTCTACCAGTAGTTAATGAACTAGCACTTACTTGTAATACATCCTCTGATGAAGCATCACTTGTAATAAATATAGCTTCTTTATTACCATTCTGGTCTATCTCTAAACCATATCCTGCTCCATCTTGCCGTATAAATAATGAAGCTTGAGTGTTAGAAGTGTGGTCATCTATAATCTCTACAAGTGGTTTAGAACCTGCCTCAGCTAAATTACGAGTGAAGTGAGCAGCACGACCAGCTGAAATATCTTGGGTAATATGTAGACCATATTTACCATAAACTTGTAATGCATTTTCATTAGCTGATTCACTATCAATATATAAAGCATTATCGTCTGCGTTTTGATCTATAGTAATTTTGGCATCATGTGTTGCCTTACCTCTTATATCCCAAGCTGCGGCTGAAGGACTATAACTCTGAATTAGAGTTGTATTATAATAATGGTATAAATTATTATCGGAATCTAAATTTAACCACCGATAAAAATTGTCGTTTCCATTTATAATTTTAAAAGTTGCATTAGCATCATCAAATACACCGTGTGTTCCTGTAAATGTACCTGTAACTCCTAATGTTCCACCAACTGTTGCATTACCCGCCATAGTAATTCCAGTACCATATATAGTAAGTGCATCAGTACTACCTAAAGTAGTTGAATTTGATATTTTGAACTTATCACTATCTGAATTATCAATACCCATTGAATAAGCTTCAGTTCCACTTATATTAAATCTTAGAGTAGGATCATCTGCTCCTGCTGCTGTATATAATGCAACCAAAGTACCATCTCCTGAAGATGTTCCTGCATTCTCTATATGACAATTTACATCTGTACCATTTGTAGCACCTCTAACACGGAAAGCGCTAGCAGAAGTTGGAACGATATCTAGCGTATAAGCTGGAGCTGCAATTCCTATACCAACATTTCCACCAATAGGATTAAGTACTAATTTATTAACCGTTCCAGCAGAATCTGCAGCTGCAGCTTGTAACCAAGAATATCCTCCAGTACTATAAGATCCCATAGCAAGACTACTATCAGCCTTCTTACCAAGAACCACATGACCTGTTACATTTCCACTTGTTGCCGGTGCTCTGGCAGTAGTATCAGTAGCAGTTATACATGCAGCTAGTAAATCTGTATTTCCTACTCCAAGTTTATTTGGAAGTGACCAATTACCTGCTGCTAAAGTTCCTATTGTTGTTCCGGCTTCTTTTACATAAAGAGTATGTGAAAAATCTAAAGCACTAAATCCTGTCGCATCATCTGCAATAAGTTTTGAGTATACAGTTGCAGAGGAAGCCCTTATTTCTGTAATTTGTCCTGCGGCTTGGTCAACGTGCAATTCAACTGCTGGACTCGCAGTTCCTATACCAACATTTCCATCCCCTCTGATTCTCATCAAAGACGTTCCTGCTTTATTGGCAAAATCAGCAGTGTAATTTCCGTCATCATCTCCTGCTTTTACTGCAATACCATAAGAACCTGTAGAATGTGAATTTTCAAACCTTGCAACTAAATTATCTGATACAGTTGTTAATACATTGAGCCTTAATCCACTTGTAGTAGTAGTTCCTAAACCAACATTACCACTCGTTAAACTTATATTTAAGTTAGTTGCAGCAGCACCTGTAGTACCACCAAAAGAACCTACTGTATTATCTGAAGATAGATATAGGCTGTCATTTGAATCATTTATTCTTATATAGGCGTCTGTATCAGTAGATGAAAATATAGCAACTTGTTCTCCACTAGTTGATACTGTTAAACCTGTTAATGTTCCAACACTTGTAATGCTTGTTTGTGCTGGCGCTAAATGAGCTGCATCTATACTGCCATCTACATATTGGTCAGAATCTATTGAGTTAGCTGACATATGAGCTAGGTCAATACTTCCATCAACATATTGAGTGCTATCTATTGAGTTAGCAGACATATGTGCCAGATCTATTGATGCATCTGCATAATGATTTGAGTCTATAGCATCATCTGCTATATGAGTACCTGCAATACCTAAATTTGGTATATGAGTTGCTGTGATTACATTATCTGGTAACTTAGCTGCTGTAATAGCATTATTAGCTATCTTAGCTGTAGTAACATTTAAATCTGCTATATGAGCGGTATCTATTGATCCGTCTGTATAGTGTTCTGAGTCAATAACATTATCAGGTAATTTAGCTGCTGTAACTGCATCTGCTGCTATATGAGCGGTATCTATTGATCCGTCTGTATAGTGTTCTGAGTCTATTGCATCATCAGCTATTTTTGCACCAGTAATTAAGTCCGCGGATAAATGAGCAGCCGCTATTATACCATTTGGTAAATGAGTTGCTGTGATTGTGTTATCGGGAATATGAGTTGCTGTGACAGCATTATTTGCGAGTTCGGATGAACCAATAGCATTTTCTGCTATTTCTGAAGCGAGTACGGAATTTGCAGCCATTTCGACTGCTGTGATTGAGCCAGCACTTAGTGTCACATCGACTTGTGCCGGTTTCTTACCTATGTAAGCCATCTTATGTTTGTTCCATATAGGAAACTACTGCATCTACTGCATTTGAAGCTGAAGCTGTTATTTTTAGTATATCTCCAGTTTCTAATACAACTTTTTGATCTCCACCTACTGCTACAAGACTTGATCCAACTGGAATTGGTGCATTTTTTATAATGTTTGCTGTCGTACTAGCTGAAGTATCTGTTACTGCTACTGTGGCAGTAATTGATGCTCCTGAAACATTTGCTAGTGTTAATCCAATTAGTGTTGTAGTTGTAGAAGAAGGTACTGTATACATTGAAACTGTTGAAGTACCTACATTTACAGATTGCTTATTCTTAAATGTGTTTGCCATTTATTACCCTAATGCTATCGCCATTGCTACTGCATCATCAATTGCTGTTTGATCTACAGGTATAATGGTATCGTTTCCGTCCGTGCCATCTACATATTTACGCATATAAACTTTACCATCTCGGGTATTCATTGCTAATTCCCCACTAGCTAATTGAGATGTAGTGGGTGTTGCTGATGCGGTATTTGACCGCTTTAACTTTACTGTTTGCGCCATATCTATGACTCCTGTTAAAATTCATGCCCTATATAGAGCCGTTAAAATGTTCCGCCGTCTATAATACTTCCCCATACTGCTACTCCTGAAGTATTCATCGATAGTATATAAGGATTAGCCGTTGCGGATGAAGAAGGTTTTGCTAGTGCTGTGTAACCACCGTTACTTGCTATACCAATTAAAGTGTCACCAACTGCTGTTGCTGTTATACCTTTAATTCTAGCTGCATCACTAGATACTTCTAGAGTTTTACCATCTGGTGTCCAATCTAAAGTATTGCCTGTTTTGGTTAGTGCATTACCGTCTGTAAATGAACCAGCTCCTGAGAACTGTGTCCAATTAATTGCTGTAGTACCCATAGTTATAGCAGCGTCTTGTGTCATTACAAAACCCTGATCTATATTGGCACTACCTTTTTCTACGAAAGTAAATGAACCACTAGTAAATTCAGCAGCGGTATCTGTATCTGTTGTTCTAGTAAGTACTAGAGCTGCACTCACTCCTGAAGCAGTACTAACTTGATAAATACCATTTTGAAATGCTGTTGATTGATCCTTAACCAAAACTCTTTCACCAGTAGTTGCTGTTGCAATACCATCAATAGTTACTGCTCCATTACTACCGTTTGTAAGAGTTGCACCTACACCACTAGATCCATTAGAATAAGTATATCCTAAGTTAGCGGTTGTTGCCATTACAACTGAATCTTTAATATCTAGTCCAGTTTTTACAGCGTCTACATATGATTTCGTAGCAGCATCTTGTGCTCCTGTTGGATCTGTAACACTCGTAATACGAGAACTATTTACATCTACAGTACCTGAACCACCTGGATCAAGTGTAAGGGTTGTATTACCACTTGGTGTAGAAAGTGTTGTTCCGTCTAGTCTTAGACTATCAATATTATATATACCAGTATGTGTAGTAGTACCTGTAGTAGTTTGAGTATCGTCTGATGCATTACCAAGAACAACATTACCATTAAAGGTTGCTGTTCCAGAACCAGTTATTGCTGCTACCGTAGTAGCTCCTGTAACTCCTAAAGTTCCGGTTACTGCAGCATTTCCTGCTACAGTTAAATTATCTGCTACTGTGGTTTCTGAAGTTGTGTGTCCAACAGTAACTGCTATACCACTTGTTTCGGTTGCAATTTTTAATGCTCCTTCTGCATTTGTAATATATGAATTAGTGCCATCATGGTAAAGAGTTAAATCTGTACCAGCACCTAATTTAATAATATCACTATCACCAAACACTGCATGAGTAGTAAAGGTTGCTACACCTGTTACACCTAAAGTTCCACCTACTGTGGTATTACCAGATAATGTTGAAACTCCTGAAGCTGCTAATGTTGAAAATGCACCTGTGCTTGCTGAGTTCGCTCCGATTGGGGTTCCATCTATCGCACCACTATCAATATTAATATTAGTTGTCGCATATCCACCAAAGTCAGAAACACCGTCAAGGTCTAATGATCCATCAATATCAACTACACCATCGAACTCTGCTTCTTTACTAAATAGTACTCTTTCAGCACCATTTGTGGTATCAAATGATACATACGCATTACCTGCTTCTTTAAATACTAAAGAAGTTGAACTATTATCAACTACTAAAAATTCTGTTGCTTGCGCTGCTGTACTCATTGTTGCAGCAGTAAAAAGAATATCTCCAGTACCACTTGTATTAATAGTTAAGTCTTGATTTGGAGAAGAATCTGGATCTGTAGTTTGAATTGTATTGCCATTTAGCTGTAAATTATCAACTAACAGATTATCTATTTTTGAATCACTATCTACAAGAATTGCTGACTCTTGTGTTAATACACCCGCTACCTGATCCAACATATCGGTATATACTTTACCACCGATAATACTAGTAGCGTTACTACCTGCGTTAACTGCAAAAAACAGTTTATTTGAGGCTTCTGAATAAGCTAATTCTCCTTCCTGTATACTCGTAGGTACACTAGTACTAGTACTTCTTTTAATTTTAATTATGTTTGCCATTTATTTTTCCATTTGCTCGTTAGAGCTGCTCGGATAGATTAGAATCTTCCTCCATCTAATTTATCCATTAAACTTGCTTGACCTGATACGTATCCTCCTGATACTAAAGCTTGCCATTCGTAACTGCCAGCTGATATTTCTCTATATACTCTTAATTCTTCGTTTGCAGTATCATACCATAAATCCCCTTCTGCCAAATTAGTTCCTGAAGGAGTAGCTGACTGTCTAAAAAATTGATCAGCTAATTGTTCCAGAGCTGCTTGAACTGTTGTTGATGTTATAGTACCATAAGCAGTATTAATAATATCAGCAGCAGAAGTAATTGGGGGAATCGCAGAAACTGATACATCTGTTGTATCAGCAGTTATAGCTACGGTTATAGCTTCCTCACTTGTTATAGTTACAGTTGTTACATCTTCTGCAACTTCTACACTTATTCCTGCTGGCATTTTCTACTCGTATATCTTTTTAATCTCGGGGTGTTTATCATGCTCCCATTCTAATTCTTCTCCCAAATCTTCGTAATAAGTCATCGGTACTCCGTCATTAGTAACTTCATGTTTATACCATAAACTTTTAAATATCAATTCCCATAACTGAAAGGTTATAGCAATCGCTTTGTCTCTGAAAGCCTTATCTCCCCATAGATACCAGATATTATGATATTCTTCATTTATCTTACAAATATACAATTCAGGATTATAATTTTTATTATAATTCTCTCGAATATGTAATATTGCTTTAACTCTTTGTCCTCCAACTATCGGCCACCAACTTGGAAGGCATAAAAATGGATTTCTTAAAGGTTCTTTTAATAAGTTCTCAACTAAAGGTTCATTTACTGGAATTTTATATAAGTTATCTTTAACTGTAGGTTGATCTAATAACCAACTTGCTCTTTCTATAGTCCATGTATGAGGCGGCATTGCTGCCAACTTCGCAGAAGTTTTCCCAATCCTATGGCTTGCCATTACCTAGTTATCTCTCTAATTAGAGTTACTTTTCCTTCCAAAATTCTAGTTACAGCATCAGTACTTGCTACTATTTCTAAATCATATAAATACTGACCTGCTGACATATTTGAACTTGCTGAAGAACTTAATGACATAGTCACTTTTCCTGCTGCTCTATCTGTAAAGCTAAATGCAAAAGGAGTATAATTACTAGACTCTTTTGTTGCTCGTATATGAGCTCGAGCGGTATAACCATCTAAGTTAATCGCTGAACCTGCTTTTGTTAGTGTCAAAGCCAGTGCAAAATCTGCGCCCTGATCAACTACTAGATCGTATTTACCTGCTGCCATTTAAAAAATTCCTCCATTTCATCTATTATACCAAAAACTATATCCCCTGTCAAGTATCATTTTTTATGAGGTACAGAATTTTAATACCATCATAATTTTATTGTGGTATTTTTAAGTTAGGTTAAGGTTTTGGGTATTTATCCTTAACTGCTTTTAATTCAATATAAAAAGTACTAGTTTTAGCATCTGCTCCAAACTTATCGCCATCAACAGCATGCCAAAAAAGATCAAACTGTTCGCCTAATAAAGGGTAATAAGAAGCCCTTTTAGTTGCATAAGTTGCTCCTGTTTTTACTAAATTTATATTCATTCTCCTCTCCTTTTAACTGTTATTTCTTGTGTATAATCGATATAGTATTGCTTTTTAAAAACTACTGCAAAACCACCTGCCTCTTGTGCTGTAAAAGTTAATGTTGTATCTGACATAGTGCCTGCTGATGTTCCATCTAAAAATACTTCTGTTCCTGCTGATACACCTGTTACTGTAATAACAGCATCAAGTGCTGGTGTAGTAGTACTAAAACTAGGGGTAAATATTGTTTTTGCTACAATATCATCTTCTGCTACATTTATGTAGTATTTATTACCTGATGGAGTAGCTGAACAATTAATAGATACCCAATCAAGTCCATGCGTGTTTTTTTGTTCTGTTTTAATAGCATTAGTTACTTCTGCAGTACATGACCACAAAATTTCTCTATCACTATTATAAAATATATTATATATTGTCATATTCCTCTACCTCCAGTAAAGTCTGCTTCTCTAAAAATAACGTAACCATAGTATATAAGACCTTGAGAAAAAGTAGTAGCTTGATTTTGTACTACTATAGCATTAACGCTGGCATGATACCATCTTAATCCTCCTCTATATGGTCTATCTGGTCCAAAGTTTATACTTCTGTTGACTTCCCATCTGTAATTGTATGAGACCACCTAATCGCCACTAAAGGATTATATCCTAAATTATGAGTTATTGTATGATCAGCTTCGTTCCATGTATCAAAAGAATCTTCGCCATATGTTGCTATAGACCAGCCTGTCCCAGTTCTAGAATCAAATAATAAACCATCATCAGATAAAACATTATCTCCTGCTCTACTAACATACAGACCATAACCACCTGTCGCTCTATTTCCTATTAAAACTCTATTTGCCATTAGTATAAACCCGCACTACTTAATCTTTTAAAAATTGTCATTGTATAATCTCCCCCTACTCCTAAATCAGTTGCAACTGTACTATCAGCATCTGTACTCGTAAATGTAACTGCTTTTTTACCATTAGAACTTAAAGAAACTGCTGCTTGAGGATGTCCTACATATGCAAATACATTATCTCCTAGATCTTGAAAACTAATAGTAGATGTTCCTGATCCTGAAAGAGTAAAATCATTTACTACATCTGGAGCTGTGGTTCCCGTTCCTCCTGAAAAAGGAACAGTTTGATGTGTTCCAGCAGCAGAAAAAGGAGTACTAGTTGAATCTAAAGTTGAAAAAATTAAATCATCAACACCACAAGTTAGTACATTAGCTCCAGGTTTAGATACGTATAATCCGTATCCTCCTGTTGATCTATTTCCTAGTAAAATTCTATTTGCCATAATTAAAAGTAAGTTCCATTCATATATCCATATGCACAGGGTATTTTTAATACCACAAAATGTAAATTAGTACAAGCCTGGTCTCCTCCAAAATGTGCTTCCTGAGAGTTTCGTCTATCATCATAAACATAAGTACCTGTACTATAATCTAAATATATAGGCATTATTACACTAGAAGTTGTTTTCATAATATCTACTCTACTTTGCCATATTTCATGAATATCACCACTTGATGTATATTGTGCACGCCACTCTCCTGCGTAATCTTCATTACAAATAACTAAAGGAATATACCCAAGATTATCCTTACTTCCTGTTGTTAAAAAGTTTTGACTACTTCCTGAAGTAATATTTATTGGACCACCACCTGCATAAACTTGTCCTGTACCTCTATATTCTCTTGAATCAAATAATAGATCTTTTTGATCACAAGTTAAAACATTACTGTTTGCTTTAGAAACATACAATCCATATCCTCCTGTTGATCTATTTCCTGCTAATACTCTATTTGTTGACATAATTTAATCCCTAAGTACAATTTGTTGATTTGTAGAATCTAACCATATATAAGTAGTATATAAAAGATTTCCACTTCCACCTGATGTTACTAAATCTGAAGTAGTACTTCTATTAGCAACATTTGTTGCTGTCCAACCACCTATTGTTCCTGTTGTAGCAGTTAGTGCTCCAGTAATAGTAGCACTAGTAGCTGTTAAAGCTCCCGCAGTAGTTACTCTAAAAGGAGCACTTCCAAAAGTTGCATGACCTAATTGAATACCCGTATCTGCATCTGCAATAAATATAGTATTTCCTGTTCCTAAAGATATACTTTTTCCAGAAGGATCTACTGTAAAATTAGTAGCAGTAAGAGTATTAGTACCAATAGTAAAACCACCTATAGTACCTGAATTTACATCAATATTTGTAAACGTACCTGCAGTTGCATTAATTGTTCCTGTAATAGTAGCACTTTCTGCTGTTAAAGCTCCTTGAGGAGTTACTCTAAATTCAGCATTACCAAAAGTTGCAGAACCTAAGTAAATACCATTACTATCTGCTTTAAATATTGCTTCACCCGATCCTATTGATATAGTTCCACCACTTAATGCACCACCAAAAGTACCTGATGCTGCTGATAAAGCTCCTTTAAAAGCTGCTGTACCATCACTTGCAATTCTAAATTGTTTTGCAGATATGGCTCCATTACTTAAAGTAATTCTCATGCCTGCACTAGAAAAATCTGAACCATCAGATGTGCCTGAAAGATTAGCTGAGGAAATAGTTCCTGTTGTTATATTACTTCCATCAATAGTAGTAATAGTACTACCATCTTTTGCAAAATCTCCATTTGCAAATGTTACTAAAGTATTAAAACCTGTACCTTGTCTAACTGTTGAATCAAAAGTAGGAGTAGCTGTTCCACCACCTGCCGTTGCTTCTACAGCGTTCCAATATACAAACCATGTTTTTGAAGTACTGGCTCCACCTGTTGCGGTTGGAGGAGTTATATTCCATGTAGTACCACTTGTTCCTATAACACCACCTGACATAGCTCCAGTAGCAAAAGTGAATGTTACACTCGAATTACTGGGAGCAGAAGGCGCACTTGCAGCCTCCACTTGATAATATAATTGTCCTGTACCTGTTTTCTTTCCATCATCTCCATCATCTCCATCATCTCCTGTACCCGTTGCACCTTGATGAGATTTAGCAAAAGTTTGTAATCTGGTAAAAGTAGAAGTAACGCCTGCAGTATCTTTTACTGCAATAGTATAAGTAATTTTAGCTGTATCTGCACTCATACTATTATGAACAGCATACCTTCTTATATTACTACTTACTGTGGAAGCACTACCAACAGTTATACTACTTCCTGTTGCTCCAGTAACTTGGAATTGACTATTGCTTGTTCCATAGTTTAATTGAGTCGTTCCTAACCAAACAGTTATATCTGTACCTGAATTAGTATAAGTAACAGTTCCAGCAGTAGTAACTGGAAGAGTATGAGCTTCATTACTCAAAACCGTAACTATAGCGTCTGATCCTGCCTGTAATCCCGAAGCTGTTATCTGATCTCTTGCTTTTATTGTACCACTATTACTTCCTTCTCTTATCTGCACTTCGAGTTTTTCTGGCATAGAACTATAAGCTGCTGGAGGTGTATAAGTATAGGTTGCAGTAGTAGTATTCTGAACACTTGAATCGTTCTTAAAAAAATCATAATATACTGTTCCAGTAGTATTTAAAGCTGTCGCTGTTACAACAGCATTTGAAGGAGAAGGACTAGCACCATTAGTATTATATTCAAATGTTTGATCTGCCATTGTTAAATTAACAGCTCTAGCATCTGTTCCATCTGATCCGTCCGAACCGTCTGCTCCAGCTACTCCATCTGTTCCTGCAAATGACTTTGAAAAAGTTTGAAGTTTATTAATTACAGTTGTTGCACTTGCAGCATCTCTTATAGTTATTGGAAAACTAATGGTGGCTGTTTTAGTGCTTGTTCCAGTAGTAAAAGCACTTGCAACAGCATACCGCCTTGTATAAGTTGAAACTGTAGAAGCTCCACCAACAGTTATATCGGTATCATCTGGTGTTCCAATACTAAATGTACTAGCATTAGAAGCATGATATGCTAAAGCTGTTCCTCCTCTCCATACTCGTATATCAGTACCGGATCCTGTATAAGTACCACTAGCTCCACTTGAATTAGTTGGAATTGTATGTGAATCATTTGTAAGAATAATAGTTATAGCATCTGTACCATCTTGAACTGCGAAAATTGATATTGAATCTATAGCTTTTTCTACACCACCATCATAAAATATTACTTTTATAACTCTAGATTGTCCAATGGCTGGTTCATCTCCATCTGCCATTGCATAAGTAGCTGTTGTACTTGCTGCTTGTTTAGTTACAAAACCTGAACCTGAATCTACGGCGAATAAAAAAGTTTCAGTTCCAGAAGCCCCACTTCCATCTGCTGTGAAAGTTATTGTATCACTTTCAACTCCAGCAGTTGAATAGTTAATTACATATTTACTCGCTGTTAATTTAACAGAATATCCGCCTACTCCAGCTGCTCCAGTAGCACCTTGTTGTGATTTAGCAAATGATTGTGTTTTAGAAATTGTTATTACATTTTCAATATTTATTGGGTATGTAACAGTTGCTTGAGTAGCTGTTATACTACTTGCATTTCCGAATACAAGATCTGTTCCAGAAACAGACTGAGAGCCTTTTGTAATATTAGTATCAGTTATATCACCTTGAGTAACCCCAAACTGATCAAAGGTTGGTGTGGTTCCAGTAGCTACCGCTTGAAGTTGTTTTGTACCTTTAATTACAGAAATAGTTGTTCCTGAATCTGTATAAGTAACAGTTCCACCTGTTGTAGTTGGTAGAGTTTTTGCATCATTAGTTATATTTACAGTATAAGCATCCGCTTCTGTTGTAGTTGCATATTTTTCTATAGTATATGTAGGCATTATGATGTCCTCGTTATTTTAGCTGTTATAGTATCTTCACTAAAATCTGGTTTCCAAGATTGTTTATAGCAATAAGAACCTGCGCTAAAAGCTCTTGGACAGGCTTCTTTTAAGTACATTTCTGTATCACTTATTATAGTATCTATCTCTCCATAAACTACATCCACTCTTAAAGCATAATCATTTGTTGAAGAAAGTCTAACTAAGTCTCCTTGTGAAAAATCACCATCAAAATTTGTGCTAGAACCTGTTACTTTTTGTTTATTTACTTCTACCGTTACTGTTCCACTAGCTACTGTTAATCCGTTATTTGATGCTCCAACTTCTTTCCAATAATTAAAGTTTAAAAGTCCATAATAAACAGTAGCTCCATTATTGTGTGTTGCTGCTGTTGTACTATTAGCTCCTCTTGTACAGCCTGTTAAAGTGTTAGTACTTTTACCTGTATATATAATATCTTCTGAATCTACTCTAATAGTTCCTGAAGCACCTAAATTAGTTGCCGATGCTACATCAATAGAAGTTTCAGAAGTATCTAGTCCTTCATTTAATGTAGTTGATGCTCCCCAAGAAGGATTAGATACTACATTATCTGTAAATAAATTTACAGCTTTCCATGGATCTGTTGTATCACTTGAATCATGTACTAAATACCCTACTCCACCACTTGATAATCCAGAAAATGCTTGTATTTCTTGTGCTGTAGTAGCAGAAGTTACAGTATGTAACTTACCTTTATTATTAGTAAAAGTATAATTATCAGCAGCAGTATTTACATTTCCACTAGTAGTATTTAATAGAAAATTACCAGTCATATGTCCTCCTCTAACAAGTTTAATTATTCTTCCTATTGGAGCTGCTACTGGAGTTGTATGTGAACCTTTAAGTGTAGAATAGGCAGATTTTTGTCCTTCTGTATTTACAGTTCTAACTGAAATGGTATAATGACCATTCTTAGGATTTAATATTTCTAATGTTTGTCCGTTAGCTTTGACTGTTTTAGGATAAGCTTCTCCTATATTATGTCTAACTTCATAAAATGAAGTATCAGGATATGTAATTTCTAAAGCTTGAAATACATTAGAAGTATTTATATGAGATTTTCTAGCTGTATTAAATAAGCCTCTTGTACAACTTGTTAAATTATTACCACTTATACTTGTATAATGAATAACTTCATTATCTATTTTAATATAAGCATCACTACTTGTAAAATCAGTAGCATCTGCTAATACGATTGTAGTAGCAATAGAGTTTATTGCTCCGTTTAAAGTTGATCTTTTACTTGTATCATTAACTAAAGCACTTTTTGGTGCTTCCCAAGACACTATTATTATATTTGTTTCAAGGCTTCCACCAGCTGATTCATCACCAAAAGAACCTTTTGTAAAAGATACTGTTATATGACGAGGTGCAGGAACTGCTATTAATCTGCTTGGTTGAATAGTATAAGGAGAAGTATATATACTATAACCACTTTCTATTTGATCAAATTTAGAACGATCATATAAAAGAGCAGAAATATCATATGTTTTATCATCTACATTTTCAGAAATACTTATAACTCTATATTGTACTGTTTTATGTGTATTTTCTGCCTCATTACCATCTCTTTCATCAGAAGTAATTGCCCATATTGCTTCTCTTTCTGGAATACCGGAAAAACCGTCTATAACAAATAAATTATTTATTGAAATTGCTCCTGTTGTAGCATCTATAGTTCCTGAAAGAACTCCTTTATTTATAATTTGATTTTCAACTCTGGCATGTTCTGACCATTCTATTCTTACTTTATCATTACTATCGTCTTTTACTCCTATTGATTTAACTTGTGTATCTATATCATCTCCCTCTTTATCCTTAAGAATTAAATCATTTCTTAAATAAGTTATACCACCTATAGCAGCACTATCTTGACCTAAATAAGCTCCTCCTTCTCCAAATATTATATGTAAAGTATAAATACTATCAGGGTATAATGTTACAGTACGATCTAATGGAATTGTGTATCTATCACAAGTACCACTATTAGATATCCTACCACTAAAGGTAACGCTTTTCTTTTTATGATCTTGTACATTAATTATATCACCAGGTCGTAAAAATCCAGCATTCTCAGAAGTTTGAAAACTAACTATTTCATTCTCTAGTTTGTTAGTTAAAAGTGTCCATTCTCCGAACCGACGTGCTTGTCCTTGACTAGTACAGGCAAAAGCTGCCATTTCTTTTGATTTGATTTGATTTGATTCTATTATATCTTCCACATCTTCTACTATCTCTTTTTCTACTAAAAACTTATTATCAGGATTATTCCAACTAACGGCTACTTGATTTGGTTGTTGTTTAGTTGATGTTCCTTGGTAACCGAATATTCCTTCTATTATATTTGTTTGATTAAAAGTATATATTGGAGATTTAGGTCTATCTTGAATAGCTGTTAATTGTCCATTCATCCAATGAACCATTCCTCTAAATACAGAAGCAAAATCTTGTAAAACTTTATATGCTTCTTCTGTACTTGTTATAAATCCATTAAAAGTAAAACGAGGCTCAGTACCGCCTTTTCCATCTGGTACTAATTCATCACAATATCTAGCAATTTTATATAGAGCAAATTTGTCTATTAAAGTTCTATCAGTAACAATATTTCCTAATCCATAGTGAGTATGTGTACATAAGTCATAAAAAATCCAGGCAGGATTATTAGTATAAACTCTATCATAGTTTACATGTCCTTTACTATAAATACTAACATCTCCTCTAAAATTACCATCCCAAGTTTGAAAAGTTCCAGCATCTACTCCTGTAGTAACATTTCTATCATAAGAAGAACCATTAGCCCCTCCTTCATCCCTTGTAATATAATTAGTAGGAACTTGTACTTTTATACCTTTAATATGGTATTGTCTAGTAGGTGGAGTTCCAAAATCTTTAGCATCATAAGCTACTGCTGCATAAGCAGTTTTAGGATAACTTAAGTTGTCCATAATTTGAGCTTCTACAGTTTGTAAATAAGTAACTCCATGCATTGTCCAATCCTTTTTACCTTTTCGAAAATCATCAGCATTAACTTTTTTTATTCTTAATTTCCAATCATTAAAAGGTTGAAATTGATTAGTATCAATTGTAAATGCTTCTGAAAATGCGGTTTTCTCTCTTCCGGATACAATAAACATATTACTAGCCTGTTCATGTGGACCACCCCAACCAAATTTATCTGGATCTTCTCCATTTAAACTTGATCTACCAAAAACTAATTTACTTACAAAAGCATCTCCGGCATTAGGTTGATATTCAAACCACATTTGCAGTTCTGACCAATTTGGTCCTTCATCTGCTCTTTCTCCGTGTATAGAAAATAAACCTTGTGGAAAATTAAAAGTAACTACTATTTGATCTATTAAACTAGGATCTGCTACTGCTACCTGACCAGTTGCTTCTATAACTGTATCTCCAGCTTTACCAGAAAAACGTTCTCCATCTGATCCACCTAGATATCCTGATGCTTCTGTACCCACTGATTTATAATCTGAATTTTGTTTTATTTGTGTATTTGGTGCGTAAATATAACTTGCTGTAGGTATTTGTATACCTAAATTAGTTATAGGAGTTTGAGTTAATGTACCTACTTTTAAACTGATACCTGTATTATCAAAGTTCCATTTTTCATCAGCATTAGTTGTATCATAAGTATCTTCAATAGGAAGGTATAATTGAGCTAGAACATTGGTGACAGATGTTGCGGCTGCATCAGCTAATGTACAATAATCACTGTCAGCTGTATATGACTCAATTTCACTTAAATGAGACATAGCACCAGAAGCTGCTGTAACTGTAGTTTCAATACCGGGCATTACTGTTGCTATTCTAGCACCATTTATAGATGTAATAACTCCTCTATAATCGGATCCATTTGGTCCAGCTCCTGTTATTTTTATTGATCTTCTATGGGTACTACCTCCATCCCTTACCATAGCTGCTACAAAAAAATCAGCACTAGCAGTTATTGTAGTTTCTCCTGCCCCTGTTACTATAAATGTTGCAGTTCCAGAAAAAGTTGGATTCCCTGTTTCACTTGTAGTAGATTCTCCAGCTCCTTCGATGAACATATAATGCTTTTCACTTGATGCAATAGTTCTGCCATCAAAAAAGCCCTCAGTAGAATTTACAGTAACTCTTTTAGCAGAATTAGCTGTAATATCTATACTAGCAGTTATAGTCAGTCTAGGTGCAAACTTTTCCCATTGATTTTCATTCATTAAAGGAGTAGAATTTAAATATACAGAAGCAGCACCATCTACTAATCCATCAATTTCACCTTCTGAAATCATATCAAAGATAACAGCATGTTGCTCGATTTCTGGGCTCATAAATATATCTATAGCACCTGGAAATGCTGTTACATTACCTGTCCAACCATAACTCATTATAACTGCTCCTGTACATAATACTCATTTTGATCCTTAAAACTTCCGCCTCCACTAACAAAAGCACTAAGCATATTTATTTGAGCCTCTTCATAACTTGCACCATTTAACTCACCATCAACAGTAGTATTACCATATGCCAAATATGCCATATTAAAGGGTCTGTTACTATAAGAAATACTTATAGGAATCCCTGGTACTAATAGCTCTCCATAACATAAAGGTACGGGTTGTCCTTGAGTAACAGTATTAGCAGTACCACTCATTAACCAACCCTCCTCTTTTTTCTCTGTTTCTGAGGTTGGGGCTAGTAGTTGTATTACTCCTGATAATATAAGCAAACCACCTGTTGCTATCATTTGTCCACCTATATATGCAAATTTTGCAGGTATTAATGGAGGGAGATAAATACCAATTATTACTAAAATTATCCCTAGAATTATATCGCCAAGCCCACCCGATCCTAAAGGTACTGCAGCTATAATTATATCTTCATTATTTAAACTTAAAAGTAACTCTGATTTATCATTTATATATTCACCTGCTCGTTGAAATACAAATCCAATATTGTTTTCTTCGGCATTTATTAAATATTGTTTAAATCCTTCAGTTTGACAATCTATAAGTCTAATTATTTCTCCATAATTAGCTATATTCATAGACCATTCATGTCCAAATTTATCTCCAATATCTCCTACTAAATGTACTGTATTCATGTTGTCCTCGGTTTTAAATGGTATAATTCCTTACTTGGTAAACTAATAATATAATAATCTAAGTTTAACCCATTACATTGTTTTCTATCAAAATCACTAGGTTTTGCACTAATATTTATATGACTATGTAGTACTCCTATTATTTTATTTTCTAATGCTGCTTGTATATATTCTTTTGTATCCATTTGAAAATTATCAGCATTTTCTGATATATTTTTAATTGGAACCCATTCTGCCTCTGTATCATTTAAAGTTATTAATCCGCAAGCTTCTTTTGGGTATTCTTTTTCTAAATGTTTATAAATTTTTGGTAATAAAGAAGTAATCATTTTCCATACTTTCTTGAACTTGGAAAGCCTCCAAACATAATTGTCTTTGTTTCATCTCTATTAAAGGCCGGACCTTTATCACTATTTGAATTTATATTTATAGGTTTAAATTGATATCGTTGCATACAAGAATTTAAACTTTTTCCACATATATCTGCTCTTTCCCAATATTTTCCTTGTTTAGGATATCCATTATTATTTGGTTTATGATCTCCACCAATTTGAGTCTGATTTATTACTCGAAATAGTCTAGGATATGTTTCTAAAGTACGATTATCGTTTGGGTCTGATCCTATTATATAACTAACATAATCACTATAATTTTTATCTGTATAAGCATTTACCCATTTTTCTCCAATATTATATTCTTTATAAACTCTTATACGTCTAAAGCTTCTATTGGTATCTGATGGTGTTCCTGCATTATCAGCTGTAACTACTTCTGTCCCTTGCCAATAATCATAAACGGGATTATTAGTATCATCATTAGCTAATATTGTTTGGTTTGATTCTATTCTATTTAATCCTGTCTTTTGAACTCTATAAATATAATTTTGAGCTACAGCACCTGAACTATAATTAGAAGTAGGTGTAAAACTTATAGGAATAACGGGTTCATCAGCTTTATTAACAAAATTAGTATATGCATTAGTATCATTTCTACTAAATCTACTCCATGTACATGCACCAGTTCTATTTCCTTCTGCTATTCCTATATCTGCTCCTTGATATTTCCAAGGACAAGAATTTCCAATAATTATTCGTCTAGGTAATTTATATCCTTCTAAATCATAAGCACTTGCTAGTTCAAAACTAATCATTGATGAAAATTGAGATGATATTCTATCTATAAAATAAACTTCTTTCGGAAATTCGATTGGAGCTGTATAATCACCCTGATCTCCACTTTGTCCTACACAGTATTTATATAAAGTTTTTCTTCTAATAAATTTCTTACCTAATAAATCTTCGTTTTCTAAACCTTCTAAAGCATCGCTAAAGTTTGTTAAAACATTTGCTATTGTAAGAACTGGTCGTGCAGATACTTCATTTGATTTTGTTTCAAATCCGGTTATTTCCATCGGAATTGCTTGATATTCTAATATATCATATTTGCCTGAAACTGATCCTTTAGTTGCACTCCTGAATTTAATAGTAGTCATATTACTCTCAAGCCCTCTATGAAAATAAGCTGTATTATTAGTAGTAATATCAGTATCTAACTCTAGTTCATATAGTTCTACTATAGCTGACCCAGGATTCTGTTTCTGTAAATCTTTTATTAAATCTGTCATGCTTCATACACTCTCTCAAAACTTCCTGAAACACTATAAAAATCTCCATAATCATAATTAAGACTCCAATCAGAACAAACAACTGCTATTCCTGCCTGAATAAGAACACTTGCTGTACTAATTTCAGTTGTAAGAGAAGAAGTTACAGTTAATGTAGTAGCATTATTTGTAGCTGTAGATGCTTGATTAAGTGTATAACCACCGTCATTACTAGCACTTCCTGTAATCAAAATATGACTTGGAGTACTTGGACTTAAAACTGTGGTATCTAATCCACTACTAGTTATAGTATTACTACTAAAAGAAGTAGTAGCTGTTTTGCTACCCAATTCGGGCGGAGCAAAAACAAATTTTGTTACCGCATTTTTATCTTCAAAAAAGTTTATGAGATTTATAGCTTCTGCTCTAGTTCTATTTGTAAAACTTACCCCATATGTTTCTTTTAAAGGATTTATACCATCGATTAGTCTTTGTTCAAAACCATCTCCGAAACTAGCTGTTAAAACTCTAGGAGTAGTTGTTCTACTTAACCCTTTATCAGCTGTAAAATCATTTGTTCCGTCTGTAAAATGTGCCATTACATACTCCCTGTTCCAGGCATCCAAAGCTTACCGCCTGCTCTTTTTTGTTTCATTATTTCATGATTAACTGCTGTAGCAATAGCTCTTCCGAATTGTGCTGCTTCAGCTCTATCTGATTTAACAGAAGTAGTTGTTCCACCACCTTCTCCCATATTAACATTAACAATAGTAGAGCTTTGTCCCATAGATCTCATCTGTCCGGGAGTTAGTACATATTCTCCGGGAGTAAGCATTGCTGGTACTGTATCTTTTGATCCTCTAACTTTTCCGCCTCCTGCGAATCCTTGTATTCCTCTTTTAGTTACATAACCACCTTTTGCTGCAAAGGCAGCCTGTGCTAAACCAGCAACAAAACCACCAAGACCACCAGAATTACCACCACCGCCTAATCCACCTAATAAGTTATTAAAAATATTTCCAAAAACATCTCCAAAATCTCCTACATTATTTACTACTGTTGTTAAAGCACCATCTTTAGTTAGGTCTTTAAGTACACTAGTTGTTGATTCTTCATCACCTGGCTTTGAACCATCACGAAATCTAAAATAGTCGCCTTGTCCTGTTTTTTTATTATATGCGTCTTCATCTCTTGCACGAGCCTCTGGAGTTAATTCACCATATTCAGTAAAATCTTCAGGATTTGATCGCTGTCGCTCTTCAAAAGATTTCATTAGTGATGTTGTTTGTGCGTCCTGTAAAATAACATAAATAGGAGAATTTTTTGATCCGTCCGGTCCTTCCACCATTTTACCTCTGGTTCGTTCTCTTTCTGCATACCATGCATCAATTAATGCTATAAGACCTTTCTTTTCAGCCTCCGCAAATTCTGACTTTGTACCTACTTCATATATTGATCTATCAGGCATTCTTAGTTTTGTTCCTGCTGCACCAGTAGATTCATCTCCTGGTATTAATGTATAAGGATCTTGTAACCTACTTTGTCTAGCTACAGTTTGCCAACTCATTCTATTACCTGAAGGATCCAAACCTTGGGAATTATATTCTGTAGCATCTGTATTTTCTATTATTGCTTTTGTTAACAACTCAATAGCTGGTGACACAAGTTCGGCTACATTTGTTTGTAACTTAGGCAAAACAGCGGCTAACTCTTTTGTAGCTGTCTGCATATCCTTCTCTGCCTGTTTTAAAGCATCTTGAGTTTTTTGTTCTAATATTTGAGCTGGAGTTTTAGGTAACATACTCATTATTTTATCTGTCCAAGTTGCCGCCATCTCTTTAGCCATAGCAGCTTGTATAGTTTTAGCCATTTGACGGGCTGCTTCTCTAAGATTCATCTCTCCTGTCATCATACCTTCAAATCCTTTTTGCATACCAGCAGCCATAGATTCCATCATTGTTTCTGTTATCCTATTAATAAAAACTTTCATTTTTTCTAAGTATTCCATTCTTGCATTATGTATTGCTTGTTCAAATTTTAATCTTGCTATTTGTACTTTTGCTTCTGCGTGTTCCCACTCGGAACCTATTTTAGCTTGACCTGTTTCAGGATCTATAAAAGCTTCTTTTGCTGTTTGAGCTACTCTTATCTTTTGTGCTAATTGTATAGCTTTTACTTGTGTTTCTATTTCTAAAGTTAATCTTCTTGCCTCTGCTGCTTGAAACTTATAGAGTCTTGATTGTTCATGTCCTATACGTAAGCTATTCCTTTGTGCCTCTACTTCTTCACTTCTAATCTCTAATAATCTCCGAAGTTGCTCTGTAAACGCTTTTAATTTATCCGTTTCTGGTCCCGAATATTCCGGATCAAGCTTTTGAAGATCCATTACTACTACTGTATATGCTCGAGTTAAAGTTACTAACTCTCTCATTTCTTTTTTAAACTGACTTTTTATTAATCCGTCTATTCTAGCTTTTTGAGCTTTGTTATACTTTATCTCTGCTTCTGTAGCCATTTTATAATAACTATTTATTTCTTGCATAGCTAATGAAAAACGTTGAAATTCTTCTACATAGTCTATAATTTCCTCTTTTGACATAGCTTTATTTAATTCTTTTACACTTGGAACTATTTTTTTAATTTTAGTAAAAACATCCTCTAAAGTATCTCTTAATTCATCGGGTATAGTATCAGTTTTTAAAGCTTTTAAATGTTTTAATGTATCAGCTGCAGGAATATTTCTTAAAGCATTAGAATAAAAATCAACTTCTTGAGACTGCATAGTCCATTCATCTCTAATGTCTTCCATATCAGGAATCATCTCTCCAAATGTAAAACCAAGATCTTTATAGGTTTTCGTAAGATCTTCTGTTTTTTCTTGCATTCTCTGTTCTTCCTCGGTTAATGCATTCATTTTATCCATATAATCTTTAACAAATCCAACAATTAATGTAATCATACCAATCCAACCCATGGCTGACATAGCTAGGCTCATAGCTCTAGCAGCTACTGTTGTAACTTTTTGTATGCTTCTCATACCAACCTTCCAGATTCTTACCGTTCGATGAAGTCCAGATTGCATAGATAAATATGCTTTTTTAAATGCTACAGTTACTTTAGTACCTGTAAATTTTCCCTCTTGTGCTATAATTCTTAAATCTTTTACGAGTGCTTTTTGTCTTGTCCTTGACATTTTTATCATTTGACTAGTACCTGCTTTATATCTATCTAACTCTTGTTGTGCTGCTCTTGCTGAAACAGATTTTCCTGATTGTAATCTTCCTAATGTTGTTCTTTTATCAAATGTTTGACTTGAACCTTGTAGTGTTCCCATAGCTCCACCTTGTGCCATTCCCATTCTTTCTATTCCACCTGCTTTTTGTGCTTTTAACTCTTTTAATTTAGCAATAGTTTGATCTATTTCGACTTGTTGAGCTTGTTGAGAAGCTATAAATGCTTGAGACTGTGCGGCATAACTAGGAATTAGACCTCTCATTATACCTGCAATAAATACACCCATTGCAACTATAGCTGCCTTTGCATTTCCTGCTAGAAAAGTGGCTACTGGTTCAAGATAGTCGGAAAGAAATACTGCTAAAGTATCTTTAACTTTTTCTAGTGCAACACCTAACTGGGTCCAGGGATTAGGATCTATACTGGCTGCTACTCTAGCAAATTTTCTTTCTGCTTGATCTAAAACATCATTTAAAACTGCTTGCTGTTTCTCAAAAACTGTTAATTCAGATGCAGTTAATCCCATTTGTAAAGCATATTTCTCTGCAGCATCATCTAATCTTAATATTATACCTAACTCATCCAAAACCTCTGGTTCTGCTTTAACAACACCACGAATTAATCTATCAAAAGCATCTGGTACACTTCTACCAAGAACTTTAGCAGCATCATTAGCTGCTTTACCTAAAGCTACTATTTGACTGGTGCCAAAGCCTGCGGATGCTGCGATTGCAGCAGCTTGAGAAGCCTCTCTAAAACTTACTTGAAATTGAGTAGCTCTTTGAACTGCCCCTGCAACAGCATTCATTGCCATTCCTGTTGCTTTAGCAAATGCGATTTGACCTTCTTTAAGTATTCTAAGATCAGCTGCTGAGCTAAGAGCTCTATATACTGCATCTAATGCGAATAAGGAAGCTGCAAGGGTTGCGTAAGCTGGAACCAGCCCGCCTGAAATACCCTGAGCCATTTTTGAAAAGTTTTTAGAAGCATTTGATGATGTTCTTGCTGCACCTTTTAATCTACGATCTACACTATGTGCTCCGATAGCAGATTTTTTCATAGTGCCTTTATCATCTATTATTACATCTACTTTTACTTTATTTTTCTTTGGCATGTTTATTTACCTTTTGGAAAGTTCATTTTCCCTTGAGAAGGTTTTTCTCTTTTTTTTCTTTCTTTTTGCATATTTTCATTTATAAGTTTGCTATTTATATTATCTATAGCTTTCAAAAAAAATATAACTGTTTTTTTATCTTCTACATCATAAACGTCTAATAAAACGCCTGTAGCTGACCATTCTTTTCCTAAATATGATCCACTCATCCCTTCCCATCTATCTGGAAGTAAGTCATGTATTAAAAAAGCCAACTGAACTTCATAGGGGAAATTCCCCATGTCCATTGGCACTTTGTTGGGATCAGGATCTTTACCTAATCTCTCACATACTAGTAAGTATTCTCGGAACTTTTTGTCCGAAGATTCATAATGTTTTTCAAGCAAATCTAGTATTTCTACGACTTGCTGTCGGTAAAATTTTCGAGATTTCCAACTGTTTCTGTAACCCAAGTATCGAAATCTGCAGCATTTTTCATAAGTAATTCTGCATTATCTTGACTAAAAGGAAGTTCGTCTTCAGGGTCTAAATGTGAAACGTCAACTAATAGAAGCTCTTCTAGCCTGCGATATTTCAGCCCTGACCAATTTTGGATAACTCCTTTAACATATTCAGTTAAAAATGTATCATCGTTTAGTTCTTCTTCAAATTGTCTTGTTTTTTTATTAAATTTCTGTTTTAAACACCTATTACGAAGTTTTAGTAGTTCTTCTCTTGCGAGATAAGTTATATCTACTTTAAATCCGTCTATACCAGGATAGTCCATAGTAACAGTTTTACTTGGCGTCATAAGTGTTGCCAAAGAAACTGGGTTTGGATTAGTTGTGGTTGTGGTTGTGGTTTGTTCTGCCATTTTTTTATCCTTTAAAAAAATTTTAAAATTATGCTGAGAGCGGCGAACCGCTCTCAACGGTTTGTTTACTAATAATTAAGCATTAACCAACTGTAATACCATAGAAATCAAACACAGTTATTTCATTTGTGCTGTCTATAGCAGAAGGTAGTGCATGGAAATTAGTTTCCAATGAGATTACATCATCAATCGTTATAGTTGGAACTTCTATATGACATGTAGGCATTGTCAAAAGTAGATAAGGTACAGTATCAGCAGTTGCTGCTGAGCCTGCTCCAATATCAAAAGCAAAGCTAGTAACATTTTTTATATCACTGGTTGCTTCTATTGTATCTTCAAAAAGATCTGCGCTTGCATTACTTGCATTATCTAAATAACAAGTTACATTTCCGCCTATCGTTTTAGTTCCTGTCACATGTCCTAAAGGTTGATTAACTACACCAAGAGTTTCTGGAGTTAAATAAGTAATATTATTTGATCCAGTTATGTTTCCACCTGTAAGAGTAGTTGCATAAGATATGGAACTACCCGAAACTTCAGAAGATAAAGTTAAATCAGAAACTCTGTTTCTAATAAAACCATTAGTTCTTGCTGCTCCAGTAGCACTTACTACTCCTTCAGTAATTAAATCTGTTGCTGAAGAAAAGTCTTTAGTACCCACGTCTGTAATTATTTTACCTTGTCCTGTCCATGCTACAGTAGCAATTCCATCAATGTCGAAATCAAAAGAAAATTCATTTACTGAACAATCTGCGATTTTATAAACACCAATATTAGCTCCTGTAAAATTAGCAGGTTTACCTCCAGTGTAAGCCATAGCGGCTCCACCGAATACAAAGTATAAATCAAATACGCCAACTCTAGCTGCGTTTGCTTCAGTTTGAACAATACCTAAATTATCTCCATCAGAGTCTAAACCATTTCCGGTTCTTTGACCAAAAAACATTGCCCATAATGCTTCTGATACTTCCTGATGGTCACCTGAAGTTGCGCCTGCTATACCATTGGTCCCTTCGGCTGCTGATGCAGCACTTTGAAAAGGTGACATGTAAGTTGAAAAGCTCCATTCTGCAGGTGCGTATGAATCATTAAACATTTGTCGTGCTCTCAGACTTACGCCTCCTATAGTTTGTGCTTGATTAAGTGTAATTTCACTAGTATTAGTTGCTTGACTGAACGAATACCCGTCTAAGACTGGTAGTTCATAATACATGCTTTTAGTTGTTGTTCCAACACCTACATGTATAAAAACTTTCGTGTCTCGCTGAAAATAATAGTTTGCCATTACGGTCTCCCATTTTTATCTCGGAAAGTATTTATGTTGCTTTTGCTGTTATAAATAGTTTCCATTTTTTGCCCGAAGGCTTGTTTACTTCTCTTGGGGAGAAGTAAACAATATAAAGAATTCGCAATCATCTCGGTTTTTAAAGCAATATTTTCTAAGCCTATTTATTATGCTTTTAATATTTTCTCGTTTTACTTCAATAGTAACCTTAGTGATCTCGTCATCTTCTTTTATCGTCTCCTTCCGATTAGATGAGGAGGGATTTTTACGGAAGGAGCGTTTTACTTTCCCTCGCTTTCTTCATCTTGTAGTTCATCTGTTGATTCATCGATTTTATCTGCAACGTCCTCTACGAGGCCGGCGCTAGTATCAGCGACAAATGCAGCAGTATCAACAACGTCTTCAGCAACAGCACTAACTATTTGAGAAGTACCAGTTACTGCGGCATCAAGTGTGCCAGTAACAAAGGTTGTTGCACCATCCCAGACTGCACCAACTGTGCTACAACCTTGAACGGTTACAAGAGATAAAGCTATCATTAATATTCCTAAGAATTTCATAATATTCTCCTAATAACGTGCCTCTATAATCATTTCCCCAATGCCTAGAGGCGCGAGTACTCCTTCATCAGTATCAATTGAGATAACTGTGAACTGGGTTACTCCAGCATTGGTTCCTAACTGTTTATAAGTTAGATTATTATTTGAATCTACTACAGTTTCTAAATCCTCTAATAGTTCTTCTAATTCTTGTATAGGGTCTTCGTTATTTACATACGCTCTTATCATAACAGTTAGAAATCTCCACTTATTTCCACCACCCCAATATTCTCTTGTTTCTGCTCCTGCAGCCATATGTACTGCTGGATATTGTTCTATTTCATCCCAAAATTTCATACGGGTATGAACATTTCCATCTAAACGAGCTTTAAATGATCCTGAGCCGTCTATTTCTTTAAATTTTTCAGCTAAGGCACTTAGAATTGCACTCCTTCTTGTAGTGTTACTTCTTGACATTATAATCTCTGTAATTTAAATTTTCCTATAGCATGTTGTGCTGCAACTTCTCTTACACTTTTTTCAATTAAAAGTCTAGGATCTCTTGCTTTGGTTGCCCATCTCTTATCTCCTCGCTCTGACATTTCGAATACTGAATAAGGATCAGCATCATATGTATACTGTATAGTTGATAAAGTTCTTCCTTTTCCTATTACTTCTTTTAAAACCCTAACACTACTTGCAAAATTTCCAGTTTGATTCTCTAATCCTGGAGAACCCATATTATCTCTTATTGTTTGTCCTAAATTTTTATTTAATAAACTCGGTACGTTACTAGTAGTTACTTTTTGAGCTTTATTTTTTGTTTTTCTTTCAGCTTTAATTGATTTTGCTATATTAAGAGATACTGCAGTATCTCTCATTATTCGTAATTCATCTCGAAGTTTATACTTACCTTTATTATAAGCAGTTTTAGCTTTTGCTTTTTCTTTAATCTTTCTTCTAGGTCTAACTCCTCTATATCTTACATTTTTTTCTTTAACAGAAAATCTAGTTAAAGCACTTATTATTACTCTCTCTATAGCATCTCTCATTTTAAATGAAGATTCTGAGTCTAATAATCTTTGCGCTTCTGCTTTGAAAGCTATGAGTGCATCTGATTCTAAATCTTTTCCCTCTGCTTTATTTAACTCAACATGTTGTAATGATATTATAGTTATATATTCTTTATTAAAATTACCCTGATCATCAAACATCTGTTCATGATCAATTGTGATTCCTAAAGCCTGTTCATAGTCCGAATATAATTTTTGAAATTTAGGTTTATCTTCTGCTGGAAGTTCTATTCCAGATTTAGCAGCAGCCTGCTGAGTTCTTGTAACACCAACAGCAGAACTAGGGTCTCCATAATCTCCATGTCCTAAATCCCAACCTAAGGCTGGAGTCCCCCTCTCTCCACTACCTCTTTCAGAAAAAGCTTCATATAACTCACCTTGTTTTTTTGAGCCCTTTGAGGTTTTTGCATATTCTTTTAAAAGAGAAGTTCTTATACTTTCTCTTTTTTTCGATTTCATAGTTTCATACTTAGCAACTATGAATATAGCATAATGTCCTTTTATCCCTAATTTACCTGTTTTTCTTAGTTCCTTTCTATGATTATGTAAAATCATCCATTTATCAGGATCAATCTTACGGACTGAGTTAGATTCATTTATTGCTATATCTATTAAATATTGATCATAAATTCTAGTTTTTGCTGCTTTATTTAATCTTTTTACTCCAACATAACCTGATATCTTATCTAAACCATCAAATAAAACTTTTTTTTCTACTACAAATAATTGACCTAACTGATGTCTAACTACTTGATTACGAGCAGATCCAGGCTTTTTTTCAGAACCCGCAGCTTTTTTTAATACTGGAAGTATATGGTTTTCTATTACCTTTTTTAGTTCTGGTGAACTCATTTTAAATTACATCTATTATTTTGTACATATCTAAGACGCGCTTGATATGATCGGGGAAGCCAATATCATTTCTAATAGTGGACGACGCTTCATTCTGAAGTGTAGCACCTGCCATCGATCTTCTACCCTTATATTCTTCTTTAAGATAGTAAGTGATAAGATCATAAACCGCAAGTTTCAAATCTTCAGGACAACTCTCATAGCCTGCACGATACGTGATTTTGACGGACGCAAAACCTTTTGGGAAATATTTTATGCTTGATGCACCATCTACTCGATAGATGCGATCATGCTCTTTGTCCACATAATAGTCTGTATCCTCAGTTAGAGTAGTATAGCTATCAGCTAACGAGTCTCTTTCTTGAAGTAATCCAACACTAGTTAGTGGAGATTCTGTTAAAAACAGTTCTGAAGTTAGGGAATCATAAATGTCAAAAGTTTCTATTTTGTTTACAATCGCATAATCTATTACTGCATTGCCAGTATAGGTTTTAACTAACTGACTGATAGCAGGAACTAAAGCACCAAGTTGATTGTCATCTTTATTGTGCTCTATTTTTTTATATCGTTTGTAATCGTTTATAGTAACTAAATTCATTTATAACCCCTAAATATCTGGGAGATAATAAAATCTCCCAGATTACCCAGCTTTAAGACGCTTTGTATTGTAGTGCCCATTTAGAAGTAACTGCATTGATCTTGTCAATGAAGCCAATTCTTTGTGAAGACACAAGTACTCTGCGTTGGTTAGCAACTTCATAGTCGCTTTCTACGGTCATACCTCTGAGACGTCCTTTTATGAACATCGAGGCATTAACTGCTACAGCATAGTATTTGCCGACAGCGGGAGTAGCGAACTCGTCACACAGTACAACTGGTGATCCGTAAACCATTCCTACAGCCCCTGTAACTTTAGATGCGAGGGAATCGCCAACTAGGTTGACGTCCTGAAATTCAGCATCGTCCATTAAATTAAACCATTCTTGTTGGTTAATTATATAAACTACGTCTGCTGGATTTACACCATATTTACCCATATTTTTACGGGCAGCTAACAGGTGAGCTGCTGTCAAAGATTCACTAGCGAATGCTGTTCCTGATTGAGTTTTGTGACTATCGCCAGAGGCGAGAGTAACAATACCATCAAAGCATGCACCACTCGTTCCGAATGGTCCATCTGCAAGATTACCTACTAAGAGTCCTGATTCGATTGATCGAGCATGAGATCGCACCATTGATTCACGAATTAACGGAAGAATAGGCATAACTGCGTCTTCTTCAGTTTCATTTCCAAGATAACTCATAGAAATAAGTTTCTTCGTGGTCAGTGAGCGTTCTGTTAAATCAATACCTGCAAAAGGCGATCCATAAGTATCACCTCTTTCTTCTAAGTTACCGTGTGGGCTTGAACCCGTTGCGACTTGGTTAGAAGTATATTCTGCGTATCCCGCGTCTGGTAAGACAGGGATCAACATTGTTGCAGCATTCATTGTAATTTCGTCAAACATAGGGGCGAGTATCAGTTTGTTCTGAATATCTCTCCAAATATTTGTTGAAACTTCTTGCTCGAAATCAGCAGATGAAACGGCTACACCGGAGTGCGCGTTCTGTTTTTCTATGACAGATTTACCATAAACGGTATCTTCCATAGGTCTACCTAACGCTTTACCTAAGAGCCATGCATCATCAATATCTTTAGAATTGTAAAAACCTTTTTTCTCTCCTCTATCGGAGAAGGTTCTTTTAGATTCACGAATATTCATGATTTCATCTGATTTTTCTTTCAGTTCTGCTTTCAGTTCATCAACAACAGATTCTAAATTAGTATAACCTTTATTAACACGAGCTTCTAGATCAGAGACAAGTCGTTCTGCTCCTTCTGTTCCTGCTTTCACTATACTTTCAACTTCTGCTTTCTTTTCTTGAATTCCAGCTTTTTTAGCAGCTTCTTCATCTGCGGCTTTTTGAGCCTCAGCTTCAGTCTTTGCTTTTTGTTCAGCTTGTTTCATTGCGTAAGCTGCAACTGCTTTTTCAGCAGCTTGCCTAGCAAATTCGTCAAGATCGAAATTTTCTGTATTTTCAGACATTTCTGTTTCCTTGATTACAGTCTGATTGACTGTTGCTTCTGGTGAATCTACAGTAGTAGATTGACCAGTTTTGACATAATTAGTCTTCCAACTCTGATAATCTTTATCAGAATCGAATGACTTTGCCACAGAGAAGGTCGCTGCTTGATTAGCGGGTACTGATACCACACTAATTTCAAACAATTCTGCGTCCTTGATTCTATAGCCATCGGTTTCCTCATTATAATCAGCATCCTTGACTCGGAAACCAACACTAAAAGCTCCAAGAACACCTTCCTTAACTAAATCTCTAATTTTTCCTGCTGATTTAGATATTCTACCTTTTATCTTTAATCCAATATCATCAACACCTAATTCAGTTGTTTTACCGATAGGATTATGATAATCATGGTTAAAAAGGATGATAGGATTATTTTCATAATTACCTATTCCACCTTTTGACCAAGCTTTAGGTTCTATAATATCACCAGCTCTGTCTTGATCATTAGTACTTGCGTAACCTTTAATATTTACGCTACCATCTTCATTTACATCAATTGCTTTAAAATTTGAAGTTAAGTTAAAAATCTTATTCATTTATTTCCCCTTTTTTGCAACATAAACTTTTGGCTTTGCTGCAGGCTTAGGTGTAGGAGGCGGATTTATCGCCTTCTCCCATTCTTCTGGGAAACTCACCCTGATAATTTGTAGCATTCTAGCCCAAGAACCAGTAATCTTTCTTACTGCTCTCGCTCTATGAGGAGTGTCATTCTGAGCTATATATTCTTTCATATCCATTATTTTGCCTTTCTTAACAAAATAATCGGCTACTGATTTGACGATTCTTTTTAATCTAGTCATTGTCTTCTTCCTCTGAAGTGTCATCTTCTGAAGGTCTTCCACCTTCACTTGGATTTGCTGAGCTACCTGCTATATTTGCAGGTATTCTAACTTCATCAAGTCCGTCTAATGGTTCCATTCTCATCGCTTCTCTAGCTTCATTAGGAGTTATAATTCCTGTATTCACTAGTGATTGATAATATGCCGCTTGATCTCTCAATTCGGGTTGTAAAGCCGGAACACGGCTTACATCTTCTTGTAAATCAAATCCAAAGTACCTTTCAAATGCATAATTTATTTTTCTAACTATAGGTAGTACAGTTTCTAAATAATATAATCTAAGATTAGGTCTAATATTTGCATTATTTCCACTATCTAAAAGTAAAGGTGGTATTCCTAATGCTGATAATATAATCTTTTCATTTGCTGCTATACTTGGTTGAAAATCTAAATCTTTAAAATTAATTTCATTTAAATTATCTATTTCAAGTCCGCCGTCTAGAATCAAAGGTCTTCGTCCTCCTGTGTTAGGATTGTATCTAACTCTCCAAGCTGCTAACATTCTTTCTTTAATTTTCTCGCTAAGAGTATTTGGGCTTTTTAGTACTAAACCTGGTACTGCCCCATTCTTAAAGAAATTATCTTGAAAATTCCTCATTGATCCTAAAAGCTTCATGGTTCTCCATGCTGGTTTTAGTCTAGGAACTCCCCTGTAGATTGAATTAAAAGAATTTTCTTTTACATGTATAATCTCACTAGGGGTGTAGTCTACTTGTCCTTGATAAACATATTTAGTTATATACTGAGTTTCATGAGTTTCTATTTCCATATTAGCTGCGGGTAGTTGATATAAATGTCTACCATCAAAATATACAAAAATATTACCATCAATTAACAAATCAATTATAAGATTGCGTTTAAAAGAATTAATATCTTGAAATGGGTTTGGTTCTATATTCAATAAAAGATTAACTCTAGATTTTCTTATGTTTTTAATAATTGGATCTAACCCAACTATTTTATTTCCCACATCAATCGGTATCTCAGCAACATCATCGACTATCATATTAACGCCTCGATTAACAACCTCTTGTTGTTCATAAGCGTTTCGATAGTTTGTCGGAATTTCACGACTAGTAACATTAAAGCCTTCATCCCTTGATATAAAAGGTTGTGCAGGATTTAATTTTTCTTCTAGTTGTTGTCTCCTTCCCGGAATTAAGCCATCGTACCAAGCCATGTTTTTTCTCTCTGTTTCTCCACCCAACGGGGTTGTTTTTTTGCCGTTATAAATTTAGGTTTTTTCCCATATATTGAATGTAATCTTAAGTGGTGTTTATGACAAAGAGTCACCGCATCTTCAAATAATTCTTTAGAGTGTTCTTTTATAAATACATCTCTAACTTGAATTATTTCTTCAGCTGAATCAATCTTAAAACCATTCTTTATAAGCCATCGTTCTAATAATTCAGTCAAACTATAATAATGATGATAATCTAAGCTTTCTTTATTGCCGCAGATATAACATTCAATGTCTTTTTTATATCTAGACTTTGCTCTATCTCTTATATATTTTACCAAGTCTCGCTTAAGATTCATTTATTCCAGCCTTATAAATAATTATACTAAAAAAGTATCGTTTTGTCAAGAACAATTTTTTTCTAGGTGTACCTATTTAAAAAGTTGTCGCTGTTACCTGAAATGTATAAAGTGCATATCTAAGCGCGTCTGCCATATGAGAGTATTGATTATGCTTTGGCTTTTCTCTCAATAAATTAGGATTTGCATCCCACTGATATTGATCTAAGGCCTGTAATGCATGATAACAAGTTTGGTCTACCACTAAAGTATCATTATCAACTATTGCTGCAACATGGGCTATCCCATCTAAAACTGATTTTTTTGCATTGATTGTTGAAATATCAAAATTCTGTGCAAAATCAAATCTAGTTTGTTGTGCTGCAGAGTCAATATAGATCCAATCTACATCCCACTTCTCCATTAATTTTTTAATTCTAATAGCATGATATTCAGTAGTTCTTTCAGCTTCTAAATATTCAGCTACTAGATAAAACTTTTCTTTATCCCAATTATATCCAATTATACAGAACGCAGTCGGGTCTTTATAGCCAACATCGAGCCCTGCAAATAAATCCATTTTTGAAGTATCAATCTCGGATAAATCTGAAATACAATTTGAATAATCAAAGTTCCAAACCTGTCCTTCGTAAACATTAAAATCTGCAAGATATTCTTGACTGAACTCTGCCTCTGACATAGTTTTTTTAGCTTCTGAAATGTCATCTTTGTTATGTCTTGGGTTTTCATGATAACTTGATTTAATTGAAATCCATTCTGGGTACTCATCATTATATCCTCTGTTATAAAAATCTGCAAACCAATTATTTCTGCCTCTAGGGGTTGAAATAAAGAGTGCTTTACTATTTTCTTTATCTAGTGCGGGTCTTAGTGCAATATTAAATGCATCTTTACCATCTACTAATGCTGCCTCATCAAAAATTATAAGATCATATGATCTACCTACACAAGAATCTACCTGATTAATAGAACCCATTCGTATAGTTGAGCCATTTGAAAGTTCAATAGTTCTTTCTTTCGCATTATCTCTTACTACCTCTAAATCAAAATGTCTAATAAGATTTCTTTGTAGATCAAATGATATTTGAGATAAAGAGTAATTAGGTGACATTAAAAGAATATGACTATTAGGAACTAAAGCCATTAATTGTCCTATTATATTTGAGATATAGGTTTTTCCTTGTCTCCGTGATAAAGCCCCACACACAAATCTATATTTTGGATTATTAATTGCATTGATTAATGCAATTTGTGAGGGTATTGGACTGATACCTAATAAGTCTAGATATCCCTCAACAGGTAACTTTATAAACCTAACCTCTGGATCATAGGACATTAGTTTAGAGTCCGTAATGTCTTTTCTACTTATTTCTAACATTAGTGGATACTTGTGTTTCGGGGTAATAATGATTTGTCAAATAAACGAAATTCTTCAGCTAAGTTATAAATATGAACATAGCCACCACATAGGTCAGCTAATGCCCATTCTTCTTTCGTTAAGTCTTCTTCTTTTTCTCTTAGATATTCTAAAGTTGCTTTAGAATTATCAGCTATATGTTTTAGCCATTCTGATTTATGTTCAAAATCTATCATTTAGCTTTCCTTTTCTTCTTACGAGGTCTACCTCGCCGTTTTCCATAAGTTCCTTTACCTTTTGGCATGATTATGCTTCAGTTAAACAAGCTGTAAATTCTATACTACCTTGAGTTGCTGACATTACATCAGTAGGTTTTTTTGCTAGAATTATTGTGGAATCACCACTACCTGCAGCTAATAGATTACATGTGTATCCAACTGTTCCGGCTGCATTATATACATTTATAATTCCTGCAGTACCGCCAGTATGTTGGCACAGTACTTTACTAGCACCATTTATAGTTGATCCATTAGCAAAACTATTGCCTGCTGCTTCCTTTGCTGATAACAATTTAATTGCTCTCATTGATTTCTCCTAACGCTTATCGCGTCCTTTTCTTTTTCTCTTAGACTGGCGGTATTTAATAGCTCGAAGTCTTCGCTTCGCGGCTTTTTTAGTCTTAGAGATTCCAGAAGTATTATCTATCTTCCACCCGCCTTTTACCCTGCGAATGGGCATTTATTACTCCGCCAAAGCTTCTTCAGCTTCTTCTCTTGTGTCAAATTTCAATAATTGACCGTTTTTTCTAATTCGGTATTTACCTCTACGAACTTCTATTTCAGGTTCAGTAACTATTGCTGTTACTACATCCTTAACTGTGGTCTTTGCCATTTTATTTTCGTATTCAACCATTTAAGTCTCCTATGTCATTGCTGCAAATATCTCTACATCGCAAGATGCGGTATCTGCGTCTAGTGTTAAACTGTCAACTTCTGCCCAAGCTGCAAAAGCTCCTGCTGAAGCGTGTATATCTACTTGGGGTCCTTCATCAGTTCCACCAATTATCATACTTTGTCCTTTTTCAAGTTTAAGATATGCAGTATCTGCACCATCGTCTTGTAATCCTATAGTAACAAAATTAGTATCATCAAGATTAGTTAATCTTAAATATGATACATCTGCTCTAATAAGTGTACCTGCTGAAGCAGCAGTACCAAATTTAAGAAAAGTGGTTACTGTAGTTGTAGCTGTTACTATGTGTTTATAAACCTCATTTATACTAGCTACAGTAAATGAGTTTGTTGCTCCTTGGTCTTTACCGTTGAGCGAAATGCTTTCCGTAACTGTTACGGTCAGTGTTGCGGCAGTAAGTGTCGTTGCCATTTATTTCTCCTAAGATCGTTCTTCGAATAAACGATCTACTTTTTGGGAGAGCCTATCTATTGCATTCATTATGCGATTCATTAATGAATCTAGTTCCATTTTAGAAACATAGTCTCTACCAAGTTCTTCTCGTGTTTTATTTAATAGAATGTCTATTCTTCTTAATTCACCGATTTGTGCTCGTATTACGAGTATTAGGGGTGCGACTATAAGAGTTAGAATAACATTCCAAGCTATGGTCATATCAATGTCCATGATCAGTTTTCCTATACTAGCTATAGGGTGTTGCACCCTTAAATGATTATTATACCTATAATAAATTTATTATATCAAAATACGATCTTAATGTCAAGAAGTATTTTTTGAAGGTGAATAAATTGCAACTAGTTCCTTCTTTCCTTTTACCCTTATACTACCTATACTATCGAAATCAAAATTCTTACACTTCTTCATAGTAGATTCAGATATAATAATCTTCCATTCTTTATAATCGTTTCTCCCTGCCGTTGCTTCTAGTCTAGCCGCTAAATTAACTGCATCTCCTATTACTGAATAGTCAAATCTTGTTTCAGATCCCATATTACCTACAATGCAGGTCCCAGTATTAATACCCGTTCCAACATTAATAGGGGGTAGTCCTAAATCTTCATCTTTAAACTGTTTATTTAATTCTTTAGTTTTCTTATTTATCTCAATAGCTGACTTAACTGCCATATCTGCATGATTTTCACAATCTAATGGTGCATTCCAGAAAGCCATTATACAATCACCCATATATTTGTCTATAGTACCACCATTATTTAAAATAATTTTAGTCATCTTATCTAAATAAGTATTAATTAAATCAACTAACCCTTCTGGATCGTCTTTATTCTTATATACTTCTGATACGGGTGTAAAGCCCATGATATCAGTAAACAAAAAGGTCATCTCTTTACGTTCGCCACCAAGTTTAAGCAACTCTGGGTTCTTTTGTAGCATATTAACCATGTCTGGTGATAAGTATGTTCCAAATTGCTTCTTAATTAGTTGTCTTAACAAGTATTGAGTAATAAAGTTACGAAATTGTACTATTGCCCAAAAAATAAAAAGTATAATTATAGTAGCTGATACATCAAACAAGTAGGAAAACTCTATAAGCCTCCACGAACTATATATAAGACCTCCTATTACTAAAACAAGAAACGGTAGTGATAAATAAATACTTCTAGAAGCAAATAATAGTATAAGCATTCCGATAAGTAATACTCCAAGCTCTGCTATAAAATTCCAAGAAGGTTGAGAAAGGGCATTTCCATTAACTAAAGTATTTAAAACGGATGCTTGTATATCATGAGGATACTTTACTCCTGCAGGTGTTGCTACTAAAGGCGCAACTCCCTCTGCTGTAACCCCAAAAATAACAAAAGGTGCTGGAATAGGATCTTTTAAATATTCTAGTGCTGATTGTCTATAAAACTTTGTATTCCAATTTGCCCAAACAGTACCATTTTCATTAGTATTAATAATATTATACTGTGGAAGCCTTATCCATTCAACTCCGGTCTCTTCAGTCTTTATCTGATAACTTGGGTCTCCTGTTGCAAGTCTTAACATCTCTAGTGCAAAACTGGGATAGATATTTCCTTGTACACTTATTGCTAATGGTAGTTTTCTTACTACCCCGTCTAATTCAGGAATTGTTGAAATTAATCCAACTCCTTCTGAGTTTAAAGCACTTCGTAATATTCCCGGATATTGATATAACCACTCTGCTGCAACACCTTGGCCTAGCTGGGCGGTTCCAACGTGCGGTCCTCCTTCAGTTGCTTGTATACTACCTATAAAAGAAAGTACAGTTGGCTTTTGGTTTAGAGAAAGTTGAAATTCTTCATCAAACCCATGAAAGTCTTTATCTGGAAAGGCTACTGTAATTCCGGGTACTCCTTCTGTACGAGTAATTAAATTAGCATAAACATTTCTAGATAAAGGATATCCGCCGTATTCCTTTACTGTTTCCTCATCTATATCTACAAGAAGAATCATCTCGTCTTGTACTTCTTCTCTTGACATAATTAAAGCATCAAGAGTTTTTAATTCTAATATTTGGAAAGGGTATGGATTCCAAATAAATAAAGAAGCCAATAAGGCTCCAATAAGTAAATTAATCTTCATCGTCTAAATTGATTGTATGGAAGTATAGGAATGTAAAAGCCTAATCCAACATGTTCATTACTTATAACTGGAATAATAGAAATGGCATTCAATGCTATAAGTGTTCTACGTCTTTCTTTCGTTGTTAATCTCTTATCCAACATATTATATACCATAAAATTAGTAACCAGTTTAAATATAACCACTTCTGCCTTTTTTGGGTGAGATCCCATTAAGGGATTCTTTTCTATAAAACTACAATTTGGATTTGTTTCCTGACAGTCAATCATATTAAAGGCTTGCATTAAGTCCATAGTCTGAAAAGTTATAAAAGATTTATATAATCTCTGCTCTTGTTTGGTCCAGTCTTCAAAACCAGCTTGAGCTGTAGTTGAGAAAAGTAGGAGTAATGTTAATAGTATTGTTTTCATTAATCTTGGGTTATTGTAATACTACAACCACCAGAGGTTATACAGTTTTGCGTTAAAGTATAAGACAGATTAGTATTAGCATGTTGCGACCAATTTAAATCTGTTCCGTAAGTTCCAGTAAGTGTAATATTTGCATAGTGTTCGCCTGTTCCATCTTGTAAGTAGTCTACCGTATTATCATCATTATTAATAATTAGATAAAACTCTTTACTATCATCAGCTTTTTGTCTACCAAATACATCATTATCATCTCCGTATACATAAATTCTTGCAGAGTGACCATCACATGAACCTGCTGAACAATTTCTTTGTACACCTACTACTGAGTTATTATTTCCATGTATATCTACTGTAACATAATGACCACCGCCTTCTGTACCATCTTTAGCCCAATTAGTATCTGTTCTACTATCTATTTCAAATCCTTGCGCCCACCATAACTTATTACTTGTACCATAACTTATGTGGAATTGAATATCGTTCTTATTACAGTCCGTTCCTTTAGTACAATTTTGATATAGTTTTATACTTTGATTATCATAGTCTATATCTCCACCCCAACTAACTCCAGACCCCCAACCAGGAGAATCATTAGCGTAACCAATTTCTTGGTTATTTCCTATCTGAAAAATCTCAACACTAATATTATCTCCATCGCCTATTGAGAAAAATATATCATTATTATATCCTTCTTGCGTAAGATCTAAAGTAAGGCTATCCCCTTGAGCTACTTGCTCTATATCTATTTCATTATCTCCGAATGCCTGAGTCGACATACATAATAATATTAATGTTATGATATATTTCAATTTACTTGTGTTATTGTTATATTTATAGCTTGTCCGTCACCTACGGTTATTAAGCTTTCTTTTTCATCAGTTATCGTGCTTATTGATGCATTTGCTGAAATAGGCAAACGAATACTGATAATTCCCGTTACTTCTCTATAAAACCAAATTTGTCCAGAATCCTCTATTATAGTATTATACTGACTGTCTTTATCAAATCCCGGAGATGTGCCAGCTATATTTATTCCTCCAGGAAACTCCCCTCCTTTCTTTCTATCAAGTAAATCGCCTTCTTCGATAGTTACTAGTAAATCTTGTAAAAAATCTACATCTAGTAGATCCATATCTAATTCTCTGTATTCTAGTTCTCTTTTATCTTTTAAATAATCTTTCTCTAAATCATTAAACTCAAGAAAATCTATACTGAGTATATTATCTTTACTATTCTCACTTTTTATTTCTTCTACCACTTGTTGAACTTCAGCAGGTGGACTAACAATAAATAAGTTATCAATTTGTGCAA